GCAGATAAGTTAGATAGAATTATTGGAGATTACGTTAATGGCAGACTTGAAGCCAGAATAAAATCAATTGAAAGCAGATATCTTTATAAACAAAAAGTAGATAACTTAGGCATTCGCACAGCCTATTCTGGTGGTTCGGAACCTGAAAGTCACGTCTTGAATAAAGAAGCACTTGAAAATGATGAGGAATACATCAAGCTTAAAGACCTGATGTACCAATTCAACCTATGGTATGATTCCTTGATTTATAATGAAAAAGAAATTGTAAGGCTGAGACACTTTGGTTACGGTGGCCTTACTTGGTACAGAGTGATAATGGAACTTGATAACGAAGGAATTGAGATTTCAGAGAAGAAAGCTAAGTTTATTTACTACCGATTTAGAAAAGACATTGCTCCTCATATTATTAGTTTTATCTGAAATCATGGGACAAATTGGGAGGAAAATGGAACGTTTTTGGCATGAAATTGGCACCTCAACCACTGTTTTTGCTGATATACTTGTATTATGAAATGAGGCATAAAAATATAATCGTTAGAAAATATGATTTATTTTTCTTTTAATTAATGATATTATTAGTTAATAAAATTGATTAGGAGATTTAAATTTTGAAGGATTTTTTTAATTATGTTATCTATCTAATAGGTATAGGTTTATTAGCATTTGCTGTCTATACAATAAGGAAAATTCCTGATATGGTTAGTGAAAAACTAAAAGCTGATAGAGAATTTGAATTTAACAAAGCCTTACAAATTGATGAATTCTATCGAAAAGATGGTAATTTACAAAATATCATGCTGGAATGGACACATTACGCAATTGTTAATGATGCAATGTCTAGCCTGAATACAGATAAAGGTATAAAAAAACTTCAAGTGTTAGTTCAGAAAACTGTTGGGTATGGCTCTAGCCGCACAGTAAAACTGTTGACAGAAATGTTCCAAGAAGTATATCAAAATAATGATAATGAATCAAAAGGCCAAAAGGGATCAAGTGAAGATAATAAATCTGATGACACCTCAGATTCAGATTATACAACAATGGTTGTATTGGCTATGGTTGTGTCTTCATTAAAAGAGGATTTTACTGGTATAAAAATTGAACCATTAGATGTTCTCAAAATAAGACTTACAGACTATACTAAGTACGAAGAAACGTTTAAAAAAATAATTGATAGAACAAATGAAAAATTAGGAGTTAAAATTTAGTAATGGGAATTAATTTTGTAGCTCTAGCCTTGGCTTCTATTGTTGTAAGCTTATTGTTTATTGTAATTTTTATTCTAGTTTACAAATGGTTGAAAAAATAGTAAATATAGCTAGACTATGAAAAAGATAGGTTGTCCAATGGGCAGCCTTTTATTGTTGGAGAGGAGGGACAAGTTGGGACGATTAAAAAATACAAAGCACGAAGCCTTTGCACAAGAATATGCAAAAACCGGCAATGCTTATCAGTCAGCGGTTTCAGCTGGATATTCTGAAAAGTACGCTAAAGGAAATTCTTATAAATTAGTGGAAATTAGTGGAATTTCCGAACGGATTAAAGAAATTCATGCAGAGATAGAAAAAAAGCTAATTGAACGCTCCGAACTTGAACTTCCAATGTCTGATGAAGAATTGCTCAGCATTCTTTATAGTGTAGCGAGAAGAAGACCATTTCAGGGAAGAAGTATGGTTTCAGTAACTCAGAAGGGTAAAACTAATGAAAAGACTACTGAATATCAATACTCTCCTACTACAGAGGAACAGCTTTCTGCAGTAGATAAATTAGCAAGAATCCGAGGAATGTACTCAGATAAACTTGAATTAGAAGGAAATATGGATTTGAAGGTGGTGGTTGACTATGGCGATGATGACGAAAACGAAGCGCCAACTGACTATTAGAGTCCAGTTTAATCGCAATTTTCAAGAGTATAATACTACTAAAAAAAGATATCGACTAGCAAAAGGTTCAGCTGGTTCTGGTAAGTCAGTCAATACAGCTCAAGATTATATTATAAAATTGGGTGATATGAGATATAAAGGGGCTAATCTTTTATGCGTTCGTAAGGTTGCAGAATCTAATAAAGATAGTACCTATGCTGAATTAAAATCAGCTATATATAAAATATACGGTAGTGATTACAGAAAGTATTGGACAATTAAAGCTAGTCCAATGTCGCTTGAATCTAAAATAACAGGGAATCAAGTTATATTCCGTGGTATGAAAGATGATGGACAGCGCGAAAAAGTTAAATCTATTACCTTTGATAGAGGGAAATTAACTTGGATTTGGGTTGAAGAAGCCACAGAGCTTTATGAAGCTGATGTTGATATTCTTGATGACCGTTTGCGTGGGAATCTTGACTTTAACTCTAATCTTTATTATCAAATGACATTTACTTTTAATCCAGTATCTGCAAACCACTGGCTCAAAGCAAAATATTTTGATGTAAAACACCCTGATATTTTCACTCATCAATCAACATATCTACAGAACAGATTCATTGATGAAGCATATCATCGTAGAATGTTGATGAGAAAAGCGCGTGATCCAGACGGATATAGAATATATGGTTTGGGAGAATGGGGGGAAGCTGGAGGTCTCATTTTAACTAATTATACGGTTGAAGAATTTGATAGGAATCCTGCTCGATTTGATTATATGATTAATGCTCAAGACTTTGGATTTAACCATGCAAATGCAATTGGGGAAATCGGATTTAAAGATGGAGAGTTATATCTTTGCAAAGAGATTTATGAGTTTGAGAAAGACACAAGTGAGCTTATTCAAATCGCAAATAGCAAAGGAATCAATAAAAAGCTTAGGATGTTTTGTGATTCTGCAGAACCTGACAGAATTAAGATGTGGCGAAAAGCTGGCTATTATGCTGAACCAGTTGTCAAAGAACCAGGAAGCGTTGCAGCGCAAATAGATTACTTAAAACAAACTAGAATTCATATTCATCCTAGTTGCATAAATACTATTAAAGAGATCCAACAATGGAAATGGCAGAAAGACGAAAAGACTAATAGTTTTCTTGATAAGCCTGTTAATTTCTTTGATGATGCAATGGCTATGCTACGTTACTCTATTGAATTAGAGCGTAGAAAAGGGCAGCAAGGACGAAAACGTAGAAAGAATAGAGAAACTGCATTTTAACTATTAAATTTACTCTTAGGTTTTGATATAATAACAAAAGATAAACGAATAGGAGTATTTTACAATGGAGAAAAAATATCAAGTTTTTATTTCGTCAACTTACACTGATTTAATTGAGGAACGTCAGAAGGTTGTTGAAGCGATATTAAATGCTGGACATATTCCGGCTGGCATGGAGTTGTTCAAAGCTGGTCCAACTCAAGAAGATATCATCAAAGAGTGGATCGAAGCTTCTGATATCTATGTTTTGATACTGGGTCCTAGATATGGATCATTGAATAAAGATGGCATAAGCTATACACAGTGGGAGTATAATCTAGCAAAGAAATTAGATAAGCCGATGTTTTCTCTTGTATTAACAGATGATTATATCCAAAAAATGACTGAAGATAAACGTTTAGAAGTTAAAGACCTTGAGATATCTGATCAATCTTATAAAGCCTTCAAAAAGGATGTATTTCATTCATTGGTTGTAAATATTGATCACCCTGCAGAAATCCGTAGTGGTATTTCAGATTGTATAAGAGACATAGAAAGAAGATATCCAGAGAAACTTGAAGGTTGGATTAAGGGCAGTTATTTAAATGAGTTAGAAGAATTACGTGAAGAAAATAAAAAACTATCTTTAGAATTAGTTACTCGACAAGGTGAAGTTATTGGGATGCAGAAAAAAGCTAAGCCTGTAAAAGACGATTATATCGGGGAATTTTCATTTGATGCAATACGAGAAGTCTTAGAAGCTTCTGTAATAACAGAAGAACAGTTTGATGATGCAATTAGAGAACTTGAAACAAAAAAGAACGAGTATTTTTCAAGTGAGCCCGAATATGATGAATATGTCTCGAGAATAAGTTATGCAAGAGGAAGTTCGGCTTTGCAATATTTTGTATATAGTAGGTCTAGATTATTAGCAAAGCAATTTCAAAAACCTAAAGATAATCCATTGGACAAAATTATTAATGATAACTTTGTGTCACTTTGGGAGCAATATTCGCTTGTGGTGAAACAAGTCGTGGTAAGTGGTACCAATTTCAAATTGACTCAATATGGCATGAAATTTATTGGAATGTTGGATATTTTCAGTGTTGAAAATGAAAAATAATAATAAATATATAAGAAGTCTAGATATTTCCTAGGCTTTTTTTGCACCTAAAAGGAGGTGATAAATTGACATCTAAAATTATTAGTGGTGGGAAATCTGGTGGAATTCCCAAAGGTTTAAAGAAGCAGGCTGTTATGGCGGATGAAAGCAGAGTATTAGCTTCTGTTGTAAAAAGCGAAAATGGAGATCAGAGTTTTAGAAGAGATTTAACTTTAATTAGCCCTCCTTATGATATTGCTTCATTGAGAGATGTAGTTGATAATAGTAACATTCTTAACCAATGTATTGAAGCTTATGCGACTAATGTTGCAGGATTTGGACTTGACTTGAGATACAAAATGGATGATTCTAACGAAGATGATGAAACAAAAGCAGAATGGGATATTCTTACAGAATTACTCAATGAATTAAGCTTTGAACGTCCTCCTAAAGAAATTATCCAAGAAGTTATTCGTCAAGTTGAAGAATGCGGAAATGGGTATTTTGAAGTAATTAGAAATGGTGTTGGCCATGTTGTAGGAATTGATTCAATTAAGCCTGAATTTATGACAGTTACCAAGCAGAATTTAGTCACTAATGACCAAGGGCAACAAATTAAGGTTAGATATTTTAACTATCGTGATAACTCAGGTGATAGCAACGTTGATTCTGGAACTTGGTTTAAAACTTATGGAGATACTACACCATTTGATAAGAATGGCTCTATTGGTAATGGAACAGCAACTGAAGTCATCCATATTAAAATTGGAGATTTCCAAAGCCCTTATGGTGTTCCGAGGTGGATTGGACCATTGATTAAAATTATTGGTAATCGTAAAGCCGATGAGCTGAATTATCGTTATTTTGTACAAGGTCGGCACATTCCTCTGGCAATCATGCTTGAAAATGCTCAACTTACACAAGCAAGTGAAGCAACTTTGAAAAACTATGCTGATTCAATTGGTGGTGAAGAAAATCAACATAAATTTATTTTGTTAGAATCTGAAAAAGTTTCGCCAGGAGAAGAAGCGGCAGGCTACGGAGAAGATAAAAGCAAGCCATCAATTAGAGTTGAACATCTTGCTGATGTTTTACAAAAAGATGCACTTTTCCTTGAATATGATGAGAATGTCACTCAAGCAGTTTTAGGGGCGTTCAGGCTTCCTCCAATATATGTGGCAAAGACTACTGACTACAACAGAAATACTGCTGAGACAGCCAAAGAATTGACTGAGGAGCAAGTTTTTCAACCTTTACGTGAATCTTATGCTTGGAGAATTAATTCTTTATTCAAGGAATATAACCTCAAATATGTTGAAGTTTACCTTAAAGCACCAAAAATTAAGAACATGGATGATGTTACTAAGTTTATTCAAGTTGCAAATTCTGCTGGTTCTGTTGCTCCAAATGATTTACGCGGGCCTTTATCTGATGTTCTTGGTAAGCCTTTAGAGAACTTTGAAGGTGAGGAGTATAATTTACCCGCCAAACAGTCTAACGCTCAAAATGGGCTAAATTCTGATGATTTGGATATATCTAAAGCTTATGGCACAGAAACAGGGGCAGAGATAGCGGCAGGTATCCGTCAAATAATGCGGAGGGCGCGTGATGAATGATGCGGAGTTAATTCAAAAGTCATTAGAACTATCGGCAGAGGAAAAAGAAGAGCTGATTAAGCTTTTAAGAAAATCTGGTTTTAGCTTTACTGAAACTCTTGCTGATAATATATCCGATATTGAACAGGAATTAGAGGATATATTCCAAGAAGATTATGAGCAAGTTGCGCCAATCTTAGAAGAGTTAGCTCAGAAAGATAAAAAACCAAGTCGGAAAATGATTCTAGCAGCACTTGCAGCTAGAGTTTTCGTAAGTAAAATGTCTGAAAGAGTTAACCCTAAAATAAAACTTTCTTATGTAGCACTTTTTGATAAGTTCAATAGCAAATATAAGGGAAATAGTGAATTCAACCCTAAAAGCCGTCATTCAAAAGAAATTGATAAATGGCTTAAAGGTTTACCAAAATTAATGGACCTGACTTCTAAAGAGAGGTTCATTTTTCTTGTTCAATCCTCTTATGATGAGGGAAAGGGTATCAAATGGCTAGAGCGTAACCTCTCTAAACTAGACGAGTTTGGACATAGTAGAGCAAGAACTACATCAATTACTGAGGTTTTGAGAATGTACTCAGGTTCCCAGTATGAAGCGATGATGTCCAATCCGAACATAGTTGGAAAGGAATGGAGGCATACTAGTGGTATAGGAGAACCAAGAATGTCACATGGGCAGGCAGACGGAACAGTTGTTGCAGTTGATGATTTCTTTATTATTGATGGCGAAAGAGCGAGGTATCCAAGGGACCCTCAATTATCGCCAGGTAATTCTATCAGTTGCCATTGTTTCATGAATCCTGTGCTTGCTGACAAGTACACCAAAAATTAAACAGAAAGGATAAAAATGCGAAAGCTAGAAAAAGTAAAAGTTACCCACGTTTCGTACGTTGATAAAGCAGCAAATAAAAAACAATTCTTTTTGACTAAATCTGCTAGTGAACCAACTTTTGAAACGACAGTAAAACTTTTGACAAAAGCTGATGACCCTCAGCAGTTAGTTTATGGAGTTGTTTATGAGCCTGATGTAGAAGATGCACACGGCGACTTTATGGATGCTGAAACGATTGAAAAAGCAGCACATGGATTCATGGAAGAATATCAAAACATTGATAAGCAACATGATTTTAAAACGAGTGCTGGAAAAGTTGTTGAAAGTTATGTTGCTCCAAGTGATATGACCGTAGGTGATACCGCTATTGCTAAAGGAACTTGGGTTCTTGTAACAAAAGCTACAGATGAACTTTGGGAATCAATTCAAAAGGGAGAATTCACAGGATACTCCCTTGCTGGAACAGCAGAGGTTGAAGAAGTTAAGAAACAAACTACTGACAACTTCAACAACAGCAAAATGTATCGTGATATTAATGCCGCGCTTGATGTGTTTCGTTCCGCAACATGGAATATTTTGGATAACTACGCTGTTGATGATTCAACAAGAATTGAAGGTATCCAAAAAGAAATTAGTGAATTATCAGCATTAATTAACTCATTTCAAACAACACAACCACTCACTAAACAAGGACTAATCAGTACGGTTAAGTCTTTTTTTAATTTAAAAAAACAGGAGGAAGTCGAAATGACTCAAGAAGAACTCAAAAAAGCTCTAGGTGAAGCTTTTGCACCAATCAATGATCGTTTGGAAGCTTTAGAAAAAGCTACAAAAGACCCTAAAGCTGACGATAAAAAGAAAACAGACAAAGTGGATGAAGAAGAAACGTCACTTGATGCAAAAGCAGTAGCAAAAGCAGTTTCTGAAGCAATTGCTCCAATGGCTGGACGTCTTGAAGCTCTAGAAAAAGCTCGTGTCAGCAACACTACTGAAATTATTTCAGAAACAGTTAAAAAGTCAGCAACACCAAGTTATGTTGATGCACTTTTCCCAATTGAAGACTAAAGGAGAAAAACAATATGAACAACACAGAACTTTTACAAAAACAATTTGCTGCTATTTCTAAAGCAGGTAACAATGTGACACTTCGTGATGACAATGCGCGTGCATTTGTTTTGGATGTCGTTTCTGGACAAGAAACTCTTGGAAAGTTGCCACCATATTTTGCAAAATCATCAACAGGTTCAATTGATAAACTTGGCGTTAAGCGTCGTACAATGCGTACTCACCAAGGAACATCAACAACGGCAACTGGTACTGATATTAAAGATGAAACAACTGTTCCATTCACATTATCACCTTTTTATGTTGATGCTTGGATTGAAAATAGCAATGTATTTTACACTGCACAAACACGTGGGCAAGATGTACGTCAAGCATTGACGTCATTGATGCAACAACAATTTGGCGGAGACTTGCAAGACCTAGCCTTTAATGGGGATACTACCTCAACCGATGTTTTCGTTAAACAAAAAGATGGTTTCATTAAAAAGGCTCAAGCTGGTGCAGCAGTAAAACTTACACCAAAAACTTTGCCAACTATCGAAGAACTTACAACCGATGTAATTGGTGGATTTGATAAAAGATATCTAAATTCAACCTTTAAATGGTTCATGTCTTTGAAAACATCAACTCATTATGTTGCTGAAATCCAAAGTCGTGCAACTAATCTTGGGGATGTAGCAATTGTTAATGGACAACTTACAAATATTGCTGGTTTTACAGTTGAAGTCGTTGATAACTTCCCGGATGATGTTGTTTTATTCTCTCCATTTGAGAACTTAACTCCAGTTCTTGGATATGAAGTGACAATGCAAACAGCCGCAGCGGATTCAACTTCTGTAGCTAAACAAGCAACTTATCATTTTGTTTTGACATCAGCCGACTTCGTTATTCGTGAACTTAAAATGGTTGGTGTCGTTACGGTGACACCCTGATGCTCCCCAAGAACCAACTGGGGTAACGTTGGATAAAACAACTGCAAGTTTAGCTGTTGGTGGAACTCAAAAATTAACTGCTACAGTTGCTCCTGATGAAGCAGATGATAAAACGGTAACTTTTACTTCAAGTGATACTGCTATCGCAACAGTCACTCCTGTTCAAGGAACTGTTACAGCCGTTGCAGAAGGAACAGCAACAATTACAGCCACAACTTCAAACGGTAAAACTGCAACATGTGTGATTACCGTAACTGCTGAATAATTCTGATAAAAGGAGTGGTTTGTGCCACTCTTTTTTTGGAAAGGAGGTCAAATGGAATATGTAAACAAAGCTTATTATGACGAAACTTACGATGGAGAACCACTAACAGATGATGAATTTTCAAAATTTAATAAACGTTCACAGGATATCATTGATTCTTTGACAAGTTATCAAATACCTCAAATTGGATTTGATAATTTAAAAACTAATGTTCAAGAGCTTATTAAAAAAGCTGTTTGTGCTCAAATTGAATACTTCAAAGTTGAAGGTATTGAATCAAATATAAACGGTGTTAGTTCATCTTCTCAAAGTGTTTCTATTTCTGGATTTAGTTATTCTTCAAGCCAACCTTCTTCAAGTAGGCAGACAAACAGAGTATCTCCCAGTACATTAATGTATCTGGAAGGAACGGGTCTTTTAGTCAAAAAGGAGGTGAAAATAAGTGTTATTTGAACCAATCCCGAAAAGACTACTAATTCATGAAGTAACCTACACAGAGCCGCCAAACGTTGGCGATGGTTCTATGGGAGGTAGCTCTAAGCCTAAAAGTACAGTAATTAAGAATGTACGATTTACACCAACTCGAAAGAAAGTGACTAAATCTGATAATACAGAAGCTTATACAAATGGTATTCTGTTCATTGATTCAGTAAATTCTAGCCCATTCATTGAAATTAATGAGGGAGGGAAAATAACTTTTAAAAATAAGAGGTTGAATATTATTGGCTGTCTTGAAGCTTATACTGACCAAGAAATCCCCCATCATTTGGAGGTACAGTTACAATGAGTGTTAAATTTAAAGGAAACTTTAACCGAGTTGATAGAGCAATTAAAAAAGCGCTCAACCCAACAAGCGTAGAGTTTGCCAAAAAGGCCAATAAGTATGTCAAAAAAGATACTGGAGCAACTGAATCGAGCGTTTGGGGTGCTAGTAACTTTGATAAGGGGCAAGTTATCTGGGATACGGATTATGCTGCTTATGCTTACTATATTGGTACTCCATCTAGGGAGCATAACCCAGACGCAGAGCAAAGGTGGGGAGAGGTTGCAAAGTCACGTGACATGGAAGATATTAGAAGAGTTGCTCAAAATGCTATTAAGGAGAATCTTTGATGGATATATTTTCAGTTCTTTCTAATCGTTTGCGAACTTTACAACTAGAAACGCCACGAGTAACCGATAATGGACGCCAAATTATCCAAGAGGATAATCCTCCACAAGATAACGAGCGTGATTTATCACTTCAATCTGTGGCATCTGGACAAGGAATAAAAGACCTTTCTCTTGGTAGGGAAATGTCTTTTTTAGTTCAAGTCACAATAAAAAACACTGACCAATTGCAAGCTTACAATGATGCATGGAAGATAGCCAATGATTTTGATAGATTACCGCGTTATGAAGATAGCGAATTGGTAACTCTTGAATCAGGAGACGGTTCTTTTTTCTTTGATTCGAGTTCAGTTTATACTCAACCAAGAAATCTTGGAAAGCAAGAACATGATGCCTATCTTTATGTTTTAACGCTTGCATTAAATATTAGAAAATAAGGAGAAAAAAACAAATGTCTTATACAGGATTTGCTTTAAATTACCTCAATAAGTACGAAATCGGGGAAGCAGGTATTGTTGACCCTAGCACAGGTAAAATTACACCGCCTGACAAACTTTATGAACTAGCAGAAGGAATCCAGTCAGTTGATTTAAAAAATGATGAAGATTCATCGGATTATTCTTATTACGCTGACAGAGGTGGTAAAGAAACTAATATTTCAACGGTTTCAACAAGTTATGCATTTAAAGGTCACCGCCGTTATGCTGAAGATGATGCACAAGCATTTATTCGTGAGCGTTTAGCTAAGACAGGACAAGATCGTGTGGTTTATTTCAAACATACCGAACCAGATGGACGAATCCTTTCTGGTAACGCCACTCTTTCAGGAATTGTTCACGGTGGTGGCGATGCTGGCGAACGTGGTAATTTTGAATCAACTATCACATTCAATGGATTGCCAGATGATTCAAAATCAAATACAGTTGAGGTGACGAGCGTTACTCTTAACAAAACGACAACTTCTATTGCAGTGGGAGCTAATGAAACATTGACAGCAAGTATTCTTCCAGCAGATGCAACTGATAAAACAATCACGTTTACAACAAGTGATGAGCAGATTGCAACAGTAACCTCTGCTGGTAAAGTGACTGGGGTAAAAGCTGGAACTGCGACAATTAATGCATCGTCAAAAAATGGTAAGACTGCATCATGTACTGTGACTGTAACAGGAGCATAGTTCAGATATTGACAAAGGCTAGAGGGAATTCCTTCTAGCTTTTATTTTTTAAGGAGATAAAAATGGCAAAAAAACAAAATGAAATCGTAGTTGAACTCAAGAAAAACGTCATCCCTACTCGCGTCTTTGGAATTAAATTTGAAATTAAAATGGGCACTCGATATTTAAAAAAATATACAGAAGAGCTTCCTAAAATTAAGGAACAAATTGATAACAAGCGAAAAGAAATTAAAGATTTAGAAGAAAAAAACGACCTTGGAGCTTTGCTGGAATTGATTGAATTCATTAAATCAAAAATTCAAGAATACACAGATTTAATTTTGGGTGATGGTGCTTTTGAAAAACTCTATGATGTTGCAGACGAGGATTTGTTTGTAGTTGAAGAAGGAATGCGACAAGTAACAGAGCAGTTTAAATTGATTCAAACAAAATCTAAAGCTCAATCATTTATTGACGGTAAAAAACTTTAAGACAGGAGGCTTTACATGGTACTTTCTCTTTCATGGAGTCAGCCAGATGTAATTGAAGCCAAAACTGCTGATTATGAAATTGTAATGGATTTTTCACGAGTTCTGAGATTATTTGAGCTTTATAAGCAAGACGATATCGATGTATCTGAAAAGTTGTTCATTACCATTGAAATGTTCTTTTTAGCACCTATTAATGAGATACCAGAGGAAGACTTTCAACTCATACTTGAAGGATTAACACAAAAGATAATTGGTGATAATTCGAGAGAAGAAACTGTTGAGAGAGATATGAAAGGCAATATCCTCGAAGAAGAAAAGAAATTTTATGACTTTGAGGAAGATGCTGATTATATCTTTGCTTCATTTATGCAAGATTATGGAATCGACTTAATAAAAGAGCGTGAGAAATCCAACTATTACTGGAATAAAGTTCAGTCTGGAAAGATGTCGCTTGAAAAATTTAGAAATCATACCATGAGTTGGGATAAGTTTAACGCTCTCCTGACTGGGTTATCAGAAACTTCTAAATTTAGGCGCGTGATTGAAATTCGGCAGATGGAAATTCCTGAAAATGCTACTGAAAAAGAGCGTAAAGAAATCAAAAAAGCTAAAAGTGCCGTTGCTCTGAAATCTGACCGCGAAAGAATTGAATTTGAAATGATGGATTTAAAAGAGCAACGGGAGTTCATGAGAAGAAAGGAGGAGGAATTAAATGGCCAATGATGGAGCAGTAGTAATTGATGTCTTGTTAGATAGCGCAAAGGCAATGACTGAATATAATAAGTTAGGTTCAGTTATGTCTGGCACAGGTAGCAAAATAGGCAGTGCTTTAAAAGCCGGAACAGCTGCAGCAATTGCTGGAACTGCCGCAGTTGGCGTTGCAGCAGTTGGAATTGGTAAGCAAGTTCTTTCTTCCTATGCTGATTATGAACAATTAGTAGGTGGTGTTGATACTCTTTTTGGTAATGCTTCTAAAACAGTCCAAGGATTCGCTGATAATGCATATAAAACAGCAGGACTGTCAGCTAATCAGTACATGGAAACTGTAACAGGTTTCTCAGCATCTATGGTTGCTTCTCTTAAAGGTGATACTGCGAAGGCGGCTGATTACTCAAATCAAGCAGTTGTTGATATGGCAGATAATGCCAATAAAATGGGTTCAAATATTGGTGATATTCAGAACGCTTATCAAGGTTTTGCAAAACAAAACTACACAATGCTTGATAACTTAAAGCTTGGTTATGGCGGTACTCAAGAAGAAATGAAGCGTCTCTTATCAGATGCCGAAAAATTCTCTGGGCAGAAGTATGATATCTCTAGTTTTGCTGATGTAACTCAAGCCATTCACGTTGTACAAACGCAAATGGGCATTACGGGAACGACAGCAAAAGAAGCAGCTTCAACTATCAGTGGTTCAATTGATAGTACAAAAGCAGCTTATGAAAATCTGATTACTGGACTCGGTAGCAGCAATGCCAATATCAAACAATTAGTTGATAACTTAATGGGTTCTTTGACCAACGTTATTAACAACATTACTCCTATTATTGGAAATTTGATAACAGCATTACCACCTGTTATTACTGGTTTATTGGGTTCAATAGCAAAACTTCTGCCAACTTTATTTAGTACAATTTCATCACTTTTTGGAACTTTATTATCTACAATAGTTAAACTTTTGCCAACGGTAATTCCTTCGTTTGTGCAAGGAGTGTTACAAATTGTTAATGCTATTATACAAAACTTACCTATGATTATTAATGCAGGGATTCAAATAATAATGGCTCTAGTACAAGGTCTGGTTCAAGCGTTGCCAACTTTGATTCCTCAAATTGTACAAGCTGTCTTATTGATAGTAAACACCTTGACTCAGAATCTTCCTTTATTAATTACCGCAGCAGTGCAGATAATAGTTGCTATAGTTACAGGATTGGCACAAGCTATTCCTCAACTGATACCAGCTATTGTAAAAGCTGTATTTGTAATGGTTGATGCCCTTATAACAAACCTTCCTTTATTGATAAACGCGGCAATTCAGATAATATTGGCCATTATTCAAGGAATAGTCCAAGCGTTGCCTCAATTAACAAGTCAGATGGAAAAAACTATCCCCTTATTAGTTACCACGATAATTAATAATTTACCAATGCTTATAAATGCAGCAATTCAAATTATTTTAGCGTTGATTAGCGGATTAATCAGTGCTACACCTCAAATTTTGAATTCTATGAATAATATCATGAATAACTTGATCAGTACAATCGCTGAAAAAATAGGTGACTTCCTTAGTAAGGGTGGACAAATTATTGGAAGTTTTGTTGATGGGATTGTCAACGGTAAAAATCCAGTTGAAGTTTTTCAAAATTTTATAAAAGATATAGCTAGCTTATTTGGATTAGATACACTTTATGAACAGGGTTCAGCAATAATCAGTGGCTTTTTCAATGGTCTAAAAGATAAATTTGAAGATGTAAAAGATTGGGTAGGTGGTATTGGTGATTGGATTGCCAAACATAAAGGACCACTTCCATATGACAGGAGATTATTGATTCCTCAAGGTGGAGCGATAATGGAAGGATTTGATGAAGGGTTACAAACTAAGTTTAAGAAGGTTCAAAATAATGTGTCATCTATGGCAGATAGGTTAAAAAATAGTTTTAGTAATGGGCTTCCAAATCTTAATGATGCTTTGAATTCAAAAGTTATTACGGTAAAAGGAACTACGGTACAAACACAGGAAAAACCAAGCGAAGATACTTCTGGAATGAAGGTATATATCAATGTAGAGAAAGCAGAGCTTTCTAATGATGAAAGTATTGAGGAGACAGGAAATAAACTTGCTAAATCAATCGAAAGACAGACTAGAGGAAGATTGGGAGGAAAATAATGAAATTTAGCAAAGAGCCATACTTTATGTTTAAAGGCCGTAAGTCTAATGAATTAAATATGCGCGTGTTGAACGAAATGCAATTTACTCTCCCAGAAGCAGATTTTGACTTTCAGAGCGTGGATGGTAAAAGCTTTGATATTATTTTTGATAAAAAAAGATTCAAAGATATTGAAAAAACTTTTCCGATGAGATTGTTTAAGGATTCTAGTTCTAATCTCCCAACGCAGCTAAGGAATATCGCTGGATGGCTTTATTCGCCTGGTGGATATTCTTCTTTGGTTTTTAGTGAATATGGCGATTACTACTATAAAGCATTTTGTTATTCAAGTACAACTGCTGATGACAAATATTCTGACAGTCTGATCATTAACTTTACTTTTAAGTGCCAACCTTTCATGTTTAGACTGGATGGCGAAGATGAACGAGATATCGAAAGTGGCTCTGCTTTAACTAATCCTGAACCTTTTGAAAGTTTGCCATTGATAACTTTTAACAAAACAACATCAACTGCTGACAGTACGCTTTATATCAATGGCGAGCAATACACGATTGCTAAAGAAGCTGGAACAGGAATCATCACAATTGATAGTGAAACAGGAATTGCTTACAAAGAGGGCGGTGTAAATGTTTCTAAATATTGCTTAATTAATGGTGCCGGCTATCATCCGATTACGCTTCAACCAGGGCGGAATGAAATTAGTTACAACAATATGGATCAGGTCAAAATAAAACCACGGTGGAGGAATTTAGCAATATGAGTATTATGATTTTACATGATAAGATGAATAATAACTGGAATTCTCAAGGTTTAGGCCCATTAAGTGAAGCTATGAATCCTCAAGTTACAAGAGAACGTAATGGAGCTTATGAGCTAAATTTTTCTTACCCAGTAAAAGGTGTTTTGTTTAAAGAACTCTTGATGGGACGTTGGATTGTTGCAGATGCAGGGCCAAGTCAAACCGCTAAAGCTCAACGCTTTGAAATTGCGGAAATCACTAAGCCTAAGAATGGTGTTGTGACAGTTTACTGTGAACATTATCGTTATCAATTTCTGAGGTCTATTGTAAAAATAGGCCCTAAAATCGAAAATGTATCAGCTCAAACAGCACTAAATCAGTTATTGGTTCAAATGGAGCCAAAAAGCGATTTTGGTTTCACAAGCGACATTGTGACAAAATCTTCTATTGATTTTACAGACCCAGCTAAATTTAACAACGCTCAGGAAGTATTAGGGGGAGTTCAAGGCTCAATTCTTGATAATTTTGGCGGAGAATATCTGTTTGATAATAACCAAGTGAAGTTGTTGAGCAATGCTGGGGTTGAGCGAAATGTCATTATTGCTTATGGTAAAAACTTGACTGATATTTCCCAAGAAGAAAGTATCGAAAGTACTTATACTTCTGTTTATGGCTGGGCAAAGTTGGATGAAGAAGATGGGCAAATTATCACTTTGCCTGAGACTTTTCTTGATAGTGATTATGTTAATAATTACACTCAGAGAAGAATTCAAATGGTAGATTTCAGCCAAGATAAGCCAGCTAATGCGACTGACTTAAGAAACCTGGTCACAAAGTATATCAAGAATAATAAAGTTGGAATTCCAAAAGTAAATATTAAGACAAGCTATGTTGACTTAGCGAGTTCAGTCATGGATGCACAACTCACGAACTTGGAAGAAATAGACTTGTGTGACTGGGTAACTGTTCTATTTAACGAGTTAGAGATTAACACAAGCGCTCAAATCATCAAAACGGTTTGGAACGTTGCACTTGATAAATTTGACAGCTTAGAACTAGGCGAAGCAGCGACTAACATGTCAAAAGTTATTGAAGATAGTCAGCCTGATTTGAACAACATTACTGACAAAATAGACTGGTTAGATGATGCTCAAAAAGAAGCATCAGATATCCTGAATAACCCAGGTAAAGGAAATGTTGTCATTTACCCCAGTCTTGCGGACCCACAAGAAATTCTTATCATGGATACTAAAGATGTCAACACAGCTAAGAATGTTTGGAAATGGAATGCTGGTGGCCTTGGTTTTAGTTCTACAGGTTATAAGGGAACTTATGGTTTAGCCATGACAAATAATGGTGCGATTGTCGCTGACAGAATGACCACTGGAACTTTGAGGGCGTTAAATATTATTGGTGTTTCTATTTCGGGTAGTGATATCACTGGAACAAATATTATTGGTGGTCTGATTAAAGGTGCACAGTTTGTCCAAAATGATAATTCTGGTTCAGCGATTCTGGGAATGAAATATGGAAAGCTAGGTTTCTTTAATTCTGAAAGTGCAGCAATTGAGGGAAATAATGCTTTTGCTAGCGTATATGGAGACTCAAGTGGTGGCGGGTGTTTACTTATACATGCTGGGGCCACAATCTTTAGAATTTATGGAAATGCTCTTTCAAATTTTGGTGGACCTCTTGAAATATTTGGGAAAATCACAGGTGATAAGGGAGCTGATCTTTATGGCACTTTAGATATGCATGGTTATTCTATTATCAATCAATCTGATATTCGTTTAAAGGAAAACATTACTAAGCCAACTATTAGTGGTATTACTGAAACGAAACGCATTCAAATGGCAGAGTTTGATTTCAAACAATACTATGACAATCAAAAACCTGAACAGCAAAGACCTAGTGGCAGACAATTTGGTTTAATCGCACAGAGTTCGCCTTTTTTATCCGAAATAGCAAATGAAAAAGAAAATCATTATTTGAGCGTTGATTTGAATAAACAAGTCAACCTAAACACATTGACTAATCAAGAACTGATTGAAAAGGTAGAGCACTTAGAAAGCCGTTTGATTATCAAGCAAAAAGGTAACAGGAAAGCTTATAGCAGAAAGGGAAAAAGATGTCGCACAAAACATTAAATTTAGATTTGGCAAAAACACCAATTCTTAAGTCCATTGTCTATGGTCGGATTGGCGATGAAGATATGCAGACAGTGACTGTTAATATCACAAGCCGTGATACTCCGGTAGATTTAACTGGCTTTACTATTACATTTGAGGGAATCACAAGCGGAGGGCAAACAAAAGTATTTGATGTGGATGGCATCTCAAAAACGGATGCTGGGTTAAAATCTGGAACATTTGATTATACTTTCCCAAATATGGCTTTTGCGGTTGCTGGTAATTATGAAATTGCTTATTTTTCAATTGCAAAAGGCGATAAAAGAGATACGACTGGTGAGTTTGACATTATCGTTGATGGTAATGCTGATATTGACGCTCCATTGGCTGAAACGATTATCACGGAGTATAACAAGTTAGTCAAAGAGCTTCATGAAATTACTGACAAGTATATCTCTGATTCTGATGCAAAATTTTCGGACTTGAATCAAAAAATTTCTGACTTACAAACCAAGATTACTGAATATCAGAATACAGTAAAAAATACTGCAGACACTGCTGTTTCTACTATCAATACTACAAAAGATACTGCGATTAGTACGGTTAACACAGTCGCTTCAAGCGCTGTTAAGACAATCAATGATGCACTTGAGGAATTTAAAGCAGGTGATTTTTACACAAAAGCAGAAGCAGACGCAAAGTTTGCGACCATTCAATCACTGACAGATTTATCAAATAAGGCTTTTGTGAATAAAGGAAACCTAGCAAATGGGACTGATTTAGATAGCGTAACCGATACAGGATATTATCGTATAGGAGGGCTCATTGGTGGAACGGATGTTTTGAATGTGCCGTCTGAACTAAGTGGGTTAAATTTCTATGCTTTTTTGACAGTCACAGGGTCACTTCAAGAATTAACAGTATATTCTCCTAAACAAGATACAACTTGGACTTATAGTCGTTCTGTATCAGGAAGTACACCAATTTGGAGCCCTTGGTCAAAAACTGTAATGGCTGATGATTCTGGGAAAGTGACTATAACAGGATTAGAAATTGTTGGAGATATTCCATGGACAGACATTTCACCAATTAATGGTTTTTCACTCACACCAAGCACGGGTTCAAAAGGGGTATTAAAATATAAAATTCAGCAAGGAGTACTTTACGTTTCTGCACGAGGAGTTGTTATTCCAGCCGTAAATGCAGCATCCCCAACTTCATTTGTTGAACTACCATTTGTAGTTCCTCAAAATGCTATTGCAGGGTTTATTGGACCAAATCTGTCTACTTCACTTTACGCTAAAGAAGTATGTACTATCCAATCAACAGGAACAGATAAGTCCATTTTATACGCAAAAAATTCATCAACGACAGCTGGTGATCGTTTTTCAGGAATGTTTATCGTACCTATGGAATAAATTAGAAAGTTAGGTTTATGGAGTTAGAAAAAATTGTAGAACAGCATGAAAGTCAGATTCAACAGCACAGTAAGGACATACAACAGCATAGTAAGGAACTTGCTCGCCTTAGTGATATGTCAGTTGTAATGCAAAATACAATCAATGAAGGATTAGCAAGAGTTGATGAATCAAATCGCTTTTTACGAGAGCAAAACATGGAACAGCTTAAACAAAATAATGAAATTTTTCAAGCTGTCATGGGAATTAATGAGAGCAAAGAAAATAAGGAATATGAGGCTAAAATGATGACTCGTAAAAATATTTGGCGAGCAATATTTGCGATAGGTGGATTCGTAGGTGGATTTATTTTAGCCTATTTCAAAATTCAATTTTAAGGAGAAAAAGATGTTTACAAAATCATTTTTAAAAGACTTGGTAGAACGTGCAATTAAAACGCTTTGTCAGTCATTGATTGCCGTAGGACTAGCAGGAGCAACTGACTTAATGAGTGTCGATTGGCTCAATGCTTTGAGTGTTGCCGGGCTTGCAACAGTAATTTCAGTTTTGACGTCAGTAGTTAGTGCAATACCTGGTGATGATACCGCAAGCCTTGTCAATAATAAAAAAGAAGGTGAGTAAATGAAAAAAGTAAAACTCATTGGCAAATTTAAAGTAACCTCGGTAACTGACGAGTTTGCCATTTTAGAGCCAGTCAATGGTGGAACAGAGGATATCCAAAAAGAAGTACAAGGAAGTTCGATTGTCGAATTAAACACAGACGGAACATCAAAAGCATTTGATGGATTTTCAGTTGGCGATTTCTTTCAATTTACAGGGGAATACGATTTTGTTCGAGAGAATGAGATTTTCGCTAAAGTGAATGTAGAAAATCAAATGGTATCAGTTCCCCTCCACAAAGTACAGGAGGTAGAAGAATGACATTATTTTATCCAGGTATTGCGGGTAAGCGTCCGGGCAAACCAACTTTCGTCATCATTCATAATGATGCGGGAAGCATCAACGCTTGTGCCTCCTATTATCGGAGTTGGCTGCCTAATCATGAAGCAGAACTTGGTTTTGCTCATGTTTATATTGCTAAGGATGGTAAATATCAAGCGGATGATTTCGATAATATAGCGTGGCATTCTGGCAATTCGTTTGCGAATGAATGGGCTCTATCTTGGGAAGTCTGTCAATCTATGGGCGCTAGCGATGCGGAATTTGAAGCTGTTGAAGAAGCAGTCTTTCAAGATGTTGCCGCAGCAATGAAAAGATATGGCTTAACACCTAATCGTGAAACTGTGAGACTTCATAAAGAGTACTCAGCAACAGATTGTCCACATCGCTCTTGGGCTTTGCATGGCTCGGCGATTAACGCAGTCCAAGATTATTTTATTGCAGGAATTAAAAAGTATATGGGGATTGAAAACCCAATTCAACCTAATCAACCAACAAAGGAGAACTCAAAAATGATTTATATTTTCAACGTAGTAGACGCAAATGGAAAACCAACTGGTGGAACAATGTTATTTGACGGCATTCGCTGTATTGCATTTGCTGGAAAAAATGGTAAATTAGCACTTGACCATTACTCAGGAACATACAAACAAATCACTGGTAAGGATATTCCAACACAATCGAAAACACAAGCTCAATTTGATTTATGGGGCAAGATGTACAAAGTAGAATATATTAATTTTAACTAG